ATTTTTAGCTTTTTTATGTTTATGTAAGATGTGATGAACGTAACAGTTTTTGTTTACATTAAAGTATACAATACCAAATTCACCTTTATACAAGTTTCGGTCGCCCAATAAACTTGCAATCATCATTTCTACATTAATAAAGGCTTCATTATACGCACGTGCACCATGATTACCAGCTACAATACCAATTAACTGACCTGTTTCATACAGTGGCTTAATATCATCAACAAGATTATATACTTGTTTATCACCGCTACACCATTCTTCTAAAACATTACCTTTAGAATTTTTAGTGGTTGTATTAGTACTATCTCCACCTAAAACTACTTTACAATTAGGGCCTAAGCCAACTAACATATGAACAGCTTCTTGCAATTGTTTGCGATTATTCAATCCTTCATGCACGTCAGATAATACCGCCAACGCACCCTTTTCAGCATCTACACGAACCTGCATAATATGCTTTTCATAACTATCATTTAAGCTTTTTATTTTTCTTGCTAACACGCTTAATATACTCCTTAACATCATCATCAATCATTGGGTCATGTTCTACGTAAAGCACTATAAATTTGCGTAATTCAGACAATAAACGAGATACACTATTTTTAATAGCCTTGGTTTTCTTTTCAGAATACGCACCTTGTTTTACATAGTATTCACCAGCTAAGACCTTTTTGCAAAAAGCTTCCCATGCTTTTTTATCTATCATCATAGCATATGAATTAACCGCTTGCATAATCTTATTAACGGAAGCAGTACGTGAAAGTTTATCAAAATATTCACTAGGGTTAGCCATTTCTATTTTATCTTGATTTTTATTATGTTGACCTGTTTTATAAAACCATTTTTTATCTTTAGCATATGCAGTAGCATCTTCCCATTCTTCACGCTTCTTCATTAATTTACGGACAGTAATTATTCCTCGCTCAGGTGTTTCGGCTGTATTTACAATGTCAATATACCATTGGTCATAATCTTTAGCCATTTGTAGAACCAATACCACCTTTACGTTCTGTTGTAATTTCTTCACCAGATGTATAATAACGCAAGAATACACCTTGTGCTACACGTTCACCATCTTGAATAGTTACTTCTTTATCTGTATTATTATATAATGCCATCATAATATGACCTTCGTTATCACTATTATTATAGTAATCCGCATCAATAATACCAGTAGAATTTGATAACATTAAACCACGCTTAATACCAACAGACGAACGAATATAAATCATTAATACTTCATCTTGCCGCATAAACGCTTTAACACCAGTATCAAACACTTTAGTAGTATGAGGAGGGATAACCCCTCCATGTACCACTGAGATGTCATATCCTGCTGAACTGGCTGTTTTACGTGTTGGTATTACACCATCTTTAATATAAGATACACGTTCAAAACCTCGCAACATATAACCTCCTATTTATTAATGTTTACTTCTGTAACATAGTGTTTGTGACCATCTTTTTCATAAGAACGTGTTTGCAAGCGACCTTCTGCATTGACAGGTTCACCTTCAACAGCAGTTTCATATTGGTCAGCAAAACCATTCCACGCAACACAATTAACGTAAGAAGTAAATTGTTTTGTTTCCCCATTAACTTCTACTTCATCTGTACATTTTACGGTAAAGTTACATACTTTACCAGAACCTACTTCTTTCACAATAGGGGTGCGAGCCATAACACCTTCAAGAATTACTTTATTCATATTATTTCTCCTTAACTTACATATACTGTTGTATACTGTCTACCAAATTGAATAGCTTCATCATAACTATCCATAAAAATATCAATAACACCATACACACCATCAGCCATTCTGTCTTTTACAATATATGGACGACCATATATATAAATTACAGTTCCTAATGGATAGTCATTAGATGCTACCGCTCCTACATGAGGATATTCCCCATTAGCCATAATACCACCTGTATGAGTATAGGCTGTTAGTTCTACATTCACTGGATATGCAAATGTAATCATCGGCAATAATGCCAATATTGTTGTGAGAATAATTAATCTTACCTGTTTAATAAAATCATCCTTTCTAAAAATTCTCAGTAATAATACGCAATAATTCACGACAAGCGTCGGCTTTATGTTCGTAATATCTCATATTAATATCATCATGAATATCAGCATAATGGTCACGTTTATCTAAATAAATTTCACGCTGAGCACTGATAATATTAATAAATACTGACGGACTAAACTTCAGTGGTTTGGCTAGTGCTGTTGTGTACACTTTGTCTGTTGTATTGTTCATAGTTATACGCCTTTCTATTAATTTTATATTCCTCTATTCTGTTGCGTAAAGCGTTCATACGTTGCATTGCTTTAGCAACACTTATTTCTGATTTTAGTGTACCATGTCCATCAGTAAATGTCAAGTCTACCACTGATTTTGGTATAACTATATCTGCTACTAAGTTAGTATCTTCACCATTATTCGAATAAAAAAATATTCTATCATCGCCACGTACAATATAACAATTATTACTACCATCCAGAATACACTCATCATCTAGGTTGTCCAAATGATGATATGTTTCATCATACCCTTGTAATTCATCGCTAGTTGTATTTTCTAAAAACTCAGCTTTAACGAATAATGCATTAATATCACCTATAGGCTTTTTATCACGATAATATTGATTGATTTTATAAATAGTGTCAAAATAATCTGAAAGGTACGAACTCAAATAAATCACCTCTAATCTTTTTAGTTGGGTTATTAATGTCATATGATATATATTGATTACCATTATTGATTTCTAATGTGCCCCATTCAACTGACATTAATTCCACTTTAAAAATCATACCACGTAATTCATCTAAACTATAATCACCGATGTTACGTATTGCAGTTGGGGATAAAAAATGAATAACGCCTTGCTGGTCTACATAAATCGTTCCATATATCCACTGCCCATCTTTTTTAGCTCTAAATGGTGATTTCATTTATACACCTAACCCTTCAACTTCAATGCGTATTTCTAAAATAGTTAAATATTCGCCCATAGCTGCTAATTGTTTTTCAAGCAATGCTATAGGACAGTTCGGCGTAAAATCTAACTTACCAGCATTATATTTAATTATCATTTTACGTAATTTATTATAACGGTCTAGTAGGCTATTATATTCACTTTCAAATCGTTTTTCATAACCACTATCTTTTGCTTTTTGTGTTGGTAATTTGATATTTTCCATATTATTTCACCTTATTAATACCTTCTACAATTATATTGATATAATCTTGTAAATTAGATTTAATTACTTCATTAGCACCATGTAAATTATCAGGTGTAATATAATTTGCCACAACCATAGCAATCATTGTTTCTCGACTAGGAATAAAAGCTTGCAAAATAAAAGCAACAAGACCAACTGGTAATAAATACTTGATAATAGTAAAGCACTTATTTCTAAATACTGCATTACTTTTATGCTGTTCTAGTGTTTCCCAACGGTCATCAGTACACATTAACCTACACAATATAGCACATACAGATATAAAAACACACACACCTGAAAGGATGCACAACATCTTTCCGATATTTGGGGCTAAGTTAATTAAATATATCATCCAAGGGCTTATAATCGGTTCCATATTAACTATCCAATTCCTTTATAAATTCTACTCCAGCACTTACTAATGCGACAATAAGTGTACATGCCATAGTACCAATAAATAAACACAACACAGTATTTTCTTCAACACCTAAATTGAGCAACCATAATACGGCACTTGCCATAAATGCTAACCATAACACCTTAGTAATAACTAAAAATATAAATGATATTAATGCTACGATTATAGAGGCTATTGCTATAAATGTATTCATTGTAGCTCCTTTCTTACGGGCGTTTTAGGCTGTTTTTTATGAGATGTAAAATCACATGATACCTCTTTACACCCTTCACACATACCAAGCATTTCTAAATTTACAATTTCTGGATACGCATCATTTAGCTTTTTATATATTTCACGTGCGATAGCTTGATGCTCACGAGAAGCACGCTTACATAATCGCTTTGGTAAATATTCCATCCAAGCTCTTAAATTACCACTAACAGTCATAGTAACATTCGTTGCTAATGGTAATACGTATCCTGCAATTTGATATGGCACTTTATCTTCAATTAATTTTTGATATTCCT